AATCGTCTATAACTTTATCGGTGCATTTGATTTTCCAAAAGCAATGGAGCAATCCCAAAATCAATCAAATAAAAAGGAAATCGGTGTAGCATGACACTACACCGACAACCTTTGATAAATGTTTTCTTACGTCACCGCCCCTTAATAGGTGCGTTTATTTGTAGTTGTATAGTTTACTCATATCGGGTATAATACAATCAAACGCACGAACAGTTATTATGCGTTTGATTGGAGGAGAGTTCTTTGAACCAGGAACAGCAAATCCGCGATATTATATTTAGTGCCGGAGGCGTAGCCCGTACCGCTGACTTTAACGCTGCCGGGTTTGCAAATTATACTGTTGCAGATATGTGCAAACAGGGTATGATTGTCCGCGTCCGAAATGGTTATTATTCGCTTCCGAAAGAGGATCAACAGGAGGCATCAGTTATCGCACGTCTATATTCCGACGGCATAGTCTGTATGGACTCCGCTTTGTTTTATTATGGGTACAGTGACAAAACGCCCCTCGAATGGCATCTGTCTTTCAAACGAACCGTCACGCGATCCCGATTCAAAACAGACTATCCACCTGTCCGTTGCTATATGGTTCAGGAGAGCATTTTTGAACTTGGAGCAACCACAGGAGATTGGTCAGGTGTTAGCCTGAATGTTTATGACAGGGAGCGCACGATTTGCGATTGTTTTAAGCGCCGTTCACAAATGGACAGCGAAATGTTTGCAAAAGCTGTAAACGCTTATGCTGTTGACGATAAAAAAAATCTTGCAAACCTGTCGCGCTACGCTAAAAAACTGCGGGTTTACCAACAGGTAACCAATTTGATGGAGGTGCTATTGAATGGCTGATAAAGCGGTGTCCGTTCTAGCCCGTCTGAAAAACAAAGCGGCTGAGACCGGCCGAAGTAATCAATTGTGCATGCAACTGTTCTGCCAGGAGGAATTCCTGCGCCGACTTCAGCTGTCACGATATTCCGACAACTTTATTTTGAAGGGTGGTCTGTTTGTCTATGCGCTCACTGACTTTGGTAGCAGGGTCACCGTTGATGTTGATTTCTTGCTCAGGTCAATATCAAATACTCCTGAGCAGTTGCGGCCTATTCTGGAAGAGATTATCCAGACTGATTCGGGAAATGACTATATCACCTTTGAGATAACACGAATTGAGCCGATTGCCGTAGCGAAAAAATACGCCGGTATCGGAGCGAGTGTAGTAGCGATGATCAAGAACACACGCACCACATTCAGCATTGATTTTGGCGTTGGCGACGTAATATTCCCCAAGCAGGAAAAGCGGCGTATACAAACTCAACTTGAAGGGTTTGACGAGCCTGTTGTCAGCACCTATTCGGTTGAAACTACCATTGCTGAAAAGTTGGATGCCATTCTTTCGCTTATGGAATATTCAAGCCGGATGAAGGACTACTATGACATTCTCTTTCTTTCCCGGAAGTTCGATTTTGAAGGTTCCGTATTGAAAGAAGCAATTGCTCAGACATTCTTTAATCGGAACAGGATGTTTGGGACAGAACAGTTTAATCTCCTTATGGCGCTTAGCGATGATTCCGCAATGCAGAAAAAGTGGGCAGCTTTTTTGAAAAAAATCAAAACAGATGAGGTGAATTTTTCACGTACAGTATCAGCGATTGGGTTGTTTTTACGCGATATCATCATCTCTATTGATGATGGAGTGGATTTTACAAGAACATGGAGTTGTTCTGGTGGCCACTGGCTGTAGTAGATGGATATGGTTAAATCAAAGATAGTGGCTTTAGTGTCACCTGATTGCACCAATGCTCCAAATGTGTAATGGTCATATTGATGAATGTATTCCTCATATCATTTATCTTATCGCTCAATATACTGGTCTATTTCCATGCCGCCTTTTAGCGTGACCACGATATGGTCGGCCGCCAGAACCTGTACCTTGTCGATTAATTGGCGGACGATCTGTTCGTCGTATTGTGAGAGGAGGATCGGCTCCTGCTCCAACATGCCGATGGCGTCATTTACCATACGCTCAGTATATTGGTCAATGGTGCCCTTCCCCTCAAATTCCTGAACGGTTTCCTGCCATACGGCACGTTCGTCCATAATCTCCTTGATTCTGTTATCATAGTAGTCCTCGTCATTACCGGCATTTGCGCTCTGCTTAATCAGTGAAGACCACATTTTGTCCAATTCCCCGACGCGGCGCTTTGCGGCATGGTACCTTGCGGCATCCGTGTCGGCGCCGGCTGCCGCCCGGACACTGTCTGTTAATGTATCCAGCAATGCACCCCTTGTAATAACCTCGCTTATGGCGCTCATCAAGGCGGTGTGCAGTGTTTCTTCCGGTAGAGATGGTGAGTGTTTGCAGTGCTTTTTACCATGCTCTAGCCGACTTGTGCATCGCCAAACCGCCACTCGTCCGTGCGGTCGCTTCGCCCAGGTGGTGCGGCGGTAAAGCGCACCGCATTCTCCGCAGACGAGCAGTTCGTTCAGAGCGTATTTCCCACAGTATTTTGATGCGCTCGTCCGGGCCTTTTTCGAGGGTGATTTCCGTTTGCATACCCGCCTTGCTATTTCCTCCTGCACCTTATTCCATACATCGCGGTCGATAATTGGCTGGTGATTATTATGGATATAATATTGAGGGAGCTTGCCAATATTTTTTTCCACTTTATGAGTGAGGACGTCTTTGGTGTATGTCTTTTGCAGGAGCACATCACCCACATAGCGTTCATTGCGGAGGGTGTGTTGGACAACGCCCTCTGACCATGTCTCCCTGCCGAATTTAGTGAGAATTCCGTCAGCCTGCAGATCCTTTCGGATTTGACCGACGCTCTGGCCACTAAGATAACGGTGGTATATCCGCTGTATTACCTTTGCTTCTTCCGGCTCTATCTCATAGTTACCGTCAGCGCCCTTGCGATAACCGTATAGTGCGTGATACGGGACTTTTCCGGCCTTGAATGCCTGACGGTATCCCATGCTTATATTTTTTGAGAGCGACTGGCTTTCGGTCTGTGCCAGTACGCCAAAGATGGTGAGCAGCATCTCATCATCCATATCCATTGTATTGACGCCCTCTTTTTCAAAAATTACGCCGATACCCATTGCCTTCAGCTTGCGAACATAACCGACACAGTCAAGAGTGTTTCTGGCGAAGCGGGATACAGATTTTGTGATTATCATATCTATCCTGCCGCGTCTGCACTTTTGTATCATCAGATTAAACTGTTCACGCTTTTTCGTAGAGGTTCCGGAGAGCCCTTTATCTGCGAAAATTCCGACCAGCTTCCAATTCGGGTTTTCATTGATTAACTCGGTGTAATAATCAATCTGCGACTCATAGCTGTTAGCTTGCTCATCGCTTTCGCTAGAAACCCGGCAATAAGCTGCCATCCTCAGTTCACGCTTCTGTATATCCTGCTCTGCTAAAGCGGCAGACGGTGGAATTTCCGTAAGTATTCTTTGTCCAGTATTTTGCATATGTACGTTCTCCTTCGCAATTATGTTAATATGTTTCCGCTAATGAGCTGCAGTGATATAGTGTTTCCTGCAGTAATCAGCAGTGAATACACTGCGCTTTCAAACAATTCGGCATCAAAGGTTGTCTGTGCTGCACGGCTATGTAATAATGATTTTATACCGGCTGCGCGGCGCTGATCTGATCTGTCGCTCAGCGCGGCATATTTTTCGGCGGCACACGCGAATATCAGGGTAATCAGATATTCTTCATCAAATTCAGGCCTGCCGAGCTCACGATGTATTTCGTTCTGAATTTTCACGGCCTCCGGTGCCGGCGGAGCATCCTCGCATTCGGCATAGTCAAGCAGCTCCGGCGCCGTGAACAGCCTACCCATCAAGCCGGATATTGTTTCTTCCAGAGCATCGTCTTTCATTTTCATTGAGCATGTGCATTCCGGATTTGAGCAATGCCACCATCTGGTACCTGATGTATTGATGGCAGTTTCCTTGCTAAAGGTGGCTCCGCACTCGCCGCACATAATTTTCCGCTTGACCATTTCCGTACAGAGTGATTGCCTTGTGTATCGAGCCGTTTTATCAAAGCGTATCTCCTGCACATCCTGCCAAATATTTTCGGCTATTATTACAGGAAAACCCTCGCATCCAATATATTTCTTGTTTTCAAGGATTCTCTTAACCATATTCTTATTCCATTCCGGAGTGGTCTGATGGTATCTGATGCCAAGCTCACTCATAGCAGTCGCAATCTTCAGGAACGATTCACCTTGTCGGTAGGCGTCATAAATAAACTCTATGGCGTCCGCTTCATCAGGGCATATTTGAATTTGGCCGTTTCGCATTTCATATCCGAAGGGTGTTTTTCTCTGCCATGCCATAATTATCGTGCCGCCCTTTCTATATTTTCTATCAGCTCCAGACCGCATCGGAACCGTATTTTCACCTGCTCCGCAGATATGACTATGACTTTATCCACGATTTCGTTAAACAGCATATCATCCATATCGTCCACCCATTCAGGACCGGATTCTAAAATGCTGACTAAACCCTTTATTGCATTGATCGACCTGCCTGTTTCACCTCTTTGCATCAGGCTGAGCTTTAACTCACGAAGCTCCTTTGTCTTTTCATTGAGCTCCCGCATCTGCTCAAAGTAAAGAGCAGACTCTATGTACCCTTTGTTGTTTAGCCGTCTGAGTACGTGAGCCTGCTCCGATAAATCTTGCAGTTCTTTATTAACTTGTCCAATTCTGTCGTTTTGCCTATATAACCTTTCAACCATTGCCTGATACTGCTCCAGCATAGGTGTGATTATATCCTGCCGGTGATGATAAAGCTTATTCCACATTCGCGCGAATGCCTGATATAGTTCCGACTCCGGTATCTGCGGAACAGGGCAGCGAGCTTTACCGTCATCATGATTGCGGCACACCCAATATATTTTTCCTCTCGTCACCTTGCGGCGGTGCCTTCTGCCGCAACTTCCGCAAATCACCTTTTCGGTAAGAGTATATATTTCTGACGGCTTACCCGAATGCTTTTCCCGTCGTTCCGACATCAGTGCCTGCACATTATAATAATCCTCGTGGCTTATAATTGCAGGGTGATTGTTTTGCACAAGGTACCGTGTTTTCTGTCCGGTATTAATAACCTTTTTGAAAGGGACACTGTCTGTAGAAAAGCTTTTCTGCCAGATTGCGTCGCCGGTATAGTTGATATTTGTCAGTATGTAGAAGATTGCTGCGTGATGCCAGTGATTTCTGCCGTATCGCTTTGGTATGTTTCTGCGGTTAAGTTCCTCCGCGATATCCCGCATTCCTCTGCCCGACAGGTAGGCATCAAATATACTCCGTACAACCCCGGCTTGTTCATCGTTGACTTCAAGGATTCGGGCATCAAGATTTAGCGTGTATCCATACGGAGTAGAGGATGGCAGATATGTTCCGTTTTTCATGCGCATTCGCGTACTCCGCCGCATATTACCTGAGATAGACATGGATTCCCTTTGGGCAAAAAACGACTGTATCGTGAGTAATAACTCATCTCCCATTTTTGCTGTGTCGATGTTTTCCTTTTCAAAATACACAGTCACGCCCAGCATGTGAAGTTCTCGTATGGAGCATATGCAGTCGGTGAAATTGCGAGAGAGCCTGGATATTGATTTGACCAGTATATGGTCAATTTTACCGCCTCTGCAATCCGCCATCATTCGTTGGAACTCCGGGCGCGTTTCCGATGATAACCCTGTCAGCCCTTCATCCGCATAGATATCTACGCACTCCCAATCATCTTTCTCCCGAATGATTTGGGTATAGTAACGGACTTGCGATATGAAAGAGTTTTTCTGATCGGCGCTGTCGCTGCTCACTCTCGCATATGCAGCGATGCGTATTTTCCTGTCATCCTGACGCAGTGCATTTATAACCGTCATGTCGCGGCGGGTATCCCAACGTCTTTGACCTCGCTCGATATTCAATACTGCTGAGTTCATTTCGTTTCACTCCTTTCCGGCCTGTGTTTTCAGGTACTACCGCACACCCTACCACACCTCCGCCGTAATAGCTATACACAAAATCACCAATCAGAAAGATACTAATGTTGGTTCAAATTGATGCTCCAGCACAGCGCGCGCCGCTTCAAATTGAGCCTCATTCCAACCTAATTTATTTGTTAATCTGTGCAGAGCTTCAAGCCCCGCAAGATACATTATATTCCTGTATGTCTGCTCTCTCATTTTTTTACCTCCACTGTTATTTATACTCCGGCGAGAGTCCAAAGCTAATTTCAAGAGCAGCTTCAGCAGCCGCAATCTCTGTCGCGGGTAGAGTGTTTATGTATTCTATCAGTCTGGAGCTGTCGATGGTGCGCACCTGCTCCATCAAAACAAGCGAGTCCCGATGAAGTCCGTTAATCCTGCCGACCGGGACATGTGTCGGCATATTATGTTTTCCGGTTCGTCTGGTAATCGCCGCAACTATAACCGTGGGGCTGTACCGATTTCCAACATTGTTTTGAAGTATAAGTACAGGACGTATGCCGCCCTGCTCAGAGCCTCTGAGCGGCTCAAGGTCTGCAAGGTATATATCTCCGCGCCGGACAATATTGTTATGGCCCTTTTTCATATGCATTCCTCCGGGGAAATGAGNAAAGCGGAGCCGTCCTTTTTTCATTGGTACGGCTCCGCTGTTTCTGACATTTAGATTTTTCATATTACTTTTATACCTGTATTCGACACTACTTCCCCAGGTGCGAGTCCCACATGTGAACTCAGGGCAGCGACATAAACCGCGGATGGCTTCACCGCGCCACGGGAATTTCACCCCCGCCAGGATCTCTGCCGCCCCCATTGCATGATCCCGCGTTCAAGCGGGGCTGTGGCTGGACGGATGTTTTGTATCGGCGCTGTTATGGCAAAACAATCTGCCACGGATTGTTTTTCGGTCGGATGAGTATCGCTC